TATTCAAGATTTTTAATTCTTCTTTCAAGTCTTGCGATATCATTCATCTGATATCTCTTGTGCTCAATAAATTTAATACTTGAGTCTTCTACATTATAGAGATAAGGGGGATTAAAAACATTTGCAATGTTTAAAGCACCAGGAAGAACATCAGGAAGTTCTGGTCTATCAGATGGAGCTCCAAGAGTAACTTGAATATCACCATTTTTAGTCAGATAAACCCTATCTGCTCTGCCAAGATAGTAGTCATATGCAAGAGTGGTTGATTCATCACTTGCAAAAATGTGTTTTGAACTATGATTACCATTACCAAAGTTTCTTCCATCAAATTCAAATGGTGAATTTCCACCCTCAGTAACACTATAATCTGAAACTCTAGGTCTTAAATCAATTAAATCAGTATTTCTAAACCCATCAGTTGATTGAACTTCATTAGAGTAATCACAATTAGTATATGAGTTTGCAGTTGTTATATCACCAGTATCACTGGAATCATAATCAAGGAATCCATAATAGATTAGGATTTTTTTGGTAGGTGTATGTGCATTGAATTTTCTTCTTATTCTAGAAATGTCATAAATGTCACTTCTTTGACCATTATCAAATTCAAAAGATGATGTAATATTTGGTGAACCTGTTGTGATATCAGCAACATTTGTCTGAACATCAGTATTTGTAAAACTTATAATTTCACCATTTTGGAATGTTTTATTGTTGATATATGCAAAAGCAATTGAGGTTGAAGATAATTGCTCAAGGTAAACTGCCTTAGCATCACTTAAATTGCCAACAAATACATCACCAATTTGAAGATCATTTGTATTACCACTTGGTCCTGTCATATTACTGACAGTTAATGTTGGACTAGTAGGAGTGTTTACATCTAAAGATTCAAATATTGCATGTACAATGTAAACATCTGGTTTATTCAAAGAAATTACATCATCCTGAATCCTTGTTCCAAATGGATAGTTTCCATAATCAAGACCATCATTTAAAGTTGTGCCAGCAAAACCTACTTTATCAGTGCCTGATATGGGATTGGATGATTTATCAATTGTTAATTTATTAACAATATTTTTTCTTTTTACTTTTGAAGTAAGTTTGTTTTGTACAACAGTTCCAACTAAAACAGCAGTGCCAGTTCCAGTCAACCCTTGAATAGTAAGTTCTGTTCTGGCAGAATTGAATGAGAACTTATCATTAGTAAGAATTTGAGTTGTTCCATCATCACTTTGAAGAGAATATCTTTCTTCATCAAATGCTGACCAAGTTTGATTAAGAAGGTCATCAACAGCAATAGCTCCTGTTTCACCTGCTGCACTAATAGTTACAGTTTTCTTAACTCTAATGATTGCACTTGAACCATTTAAGTTTACAGATTTTACATTAATATTGGGTAAGACACTGTAAAGAGAATCTTTACCTGCATCATTTCCACTGTTTGAGGAGTTTGTTAATTTTGTTGTTACAATTTTAAGGTCATTTGCATCAAAGGTGGCAGTTGGAAGACTACCATTAGCAACTCCATTTACAGTAGATACTGCTGCAACTGTAAAATTAGTTGATCCAACAGAGACAACCCTTGCAAAAGAAACATCATTCAATCCTGGTCTTTCATACTGAATTATATTTCCAGAAGTAACAACTCCAACAAATGTGTTTCCACCCAATGAAGGACTAGTTACAGTAGAAATTCCTCCTCCTGATGCACTAATTCTTGCATTGTCAAAGGTTAATATAGGACTTTGAATTATATCAGCAGTAAATGTATTAGCAGTTCCAACAACTCCAAAAATTGATTTTGCATCAGATAAGGAATATTGTCTAGTGGCAACTAAAAATCTCTGTTGGTCATCATCACCATTTAATGTAACTGCTTCTCCAACTTGGAATTCACCTCTTACATTAAACAAAGTATGTGCAATACCTGTAGCAGTTGTATGAATATAACCATTTGCACCACTATTTTTACCTTCAATAAATGTTGATTTTGCTAGTGTTGCAGACAGGTTTAAAGTAATTTCATTTTTAAATTCAATATCAAATAATGAAAGATCCCACTGATTTATATTTGAATTTGCTACATCATATGAACCAGATTCTAAGGCAAAGTCGTAAATTCTTGCTTTACCAATTTCATTACCAGCAGCAGCATACTTATCAGACCCAACTCTTTGGGTTCTTAAAGAAAGTGTATTAGTTGTATTAAAACCAATAGGTGCATTTCCAGTTACATTGTTAACTGCAATTGTTGGAGCAAAATCAAAAGCAACACCAGTATTTCCCATACTTCTTGATGTTCTTGGTTTTGGAACATCAACAAATTGTGGTGATTTTATTTCAGTTTCATATCCTCTTACATATGCTTTGCCAGGTGAAATCTGAAAAACCATCAAATCATCAGATGGAACATTCCCACCCTGAGTCAGTTGGTCTGATTTATATACACCTCTATTACCTTCAAGATTATTTAAACTTTCTTTAATTTTAGTCTGTAATTCTTTGACATAGTAATGACCAGATTCATCAAATGTTCTTTTTGCCAACTCATTGCCAAGAATATTATATCTTGAGGTATTATTAATGGCATTCTTCAGTTGACCATTATTAATTTCAGCAATTTGTACAAATCCTTGAGTATCAAAATTATCAAGTGCTTTTTTTGCTAAATTAGCAGTAATTTTTAGTCTATCTGCACCAGGTGCTGTAAAGTTATTAAATCCACTTGCATTATCATAAAGCGAATTATCATCATCTGCAGTAATAATTTTTTCTTCAATTTGGAAACCAATTCTGTAACTTGAAGTTGTAGTATATTGATCAAGAATAAGAATTTGATCATCAACAGTAACAAAATTACCTCTAAGATAGAAAATACCAGCACTTAGTGTAAATGCAGTTCCAACTGCTGATGCACCTGAAACAATAGTATTGGCAAATCCTTCACCAGCAGAAATAAATGAGTTTCCAAATGCTATTGGAGAACCAGACGTAAGAATTTCATCATCAAAGAACACTTCAGTTGAATTACCATCATCACTAGAATCTTCATAATTCAAATATAATGTAAAATTGCCATTATCAGACTGAGCATCAGTAATATATGTTACAACTTTTGCTGTTACTCCTGATGTTCTTCCTGTAATTTTTTTACCAATTAAAGAATCAAGATATAAATTTACTGGAACACCTAAAAATTCTGGTTGTATTTGAATACATTGAAATCTAGGTTTATAAGATGAATTGCCAGGAATGACAACAGTTCCCTCTTTAAAGAGGTTGTCACCCATTGCTTCAATTTGTCCTTGAAGAAGAGATTGTATATTATTTAACTCTCTTGCCTGAATTGGATAGGCAGGTTTGAATAAAACTTTGTTATAGTTTTTAGTTGCGTCAAAATCATCAAAATAAGGAGCAACATTGAGATTAGTTTCCTGTGGCATAATTCTTTAGAATTGCAAAATGATTTTGACGTCTTCTTTCTGGGAAGTAGACCTAGTAACTGGAGGTCTATTATCTACATAGACAATGTTTCCTGAATATTTTTTAGATTCAGGATTTGCAGTGCCCATTGCAAATTCTTGCCCAAGATTATATGTCCTATTATTTATTACAGTACTAATACCTGTAAATGAAGTGCTGATCTGAAGTGTTGCTGATCCACCAATAATATTAACATTTCCACCTATATTTGATTTAGCATCACCATCAAATAAGATATTAACAAATCCATATTTAGCACTAGCATTTTGTGAACCGTCAGAATTAAATCCAACATTAGTTCTATCTTGCCAATACTTTAAAACACCAGTTGTTTGATCATATGAAATAACTCTTCCAACTGCTGTTGAACCAAGTCCAACTGTTTGTGTAATTTCACTATCAGCAGTAAAAACCACTGAACTATATCCAACACCAGTAAGTCTTAATGCATAAGTTGCTGCTGCTTTGTCTGAAGTAAGGAGACTAGTTGAACCAAACTGTTGTGGGTTCTCAATAAGACCAACTCTTGCAAATTGATTTCCTGTAATAAAGTCAGGGTTTTGAGCATCATTATCATATCTTGAATATGTAAGTACATTTGATGCACCTAATTCAGTATAAATGTCATGTCCATGACCTCCAGCAGGAGGAATAATTACATCAAAAACTGGAGATGTTGTTGCTGTTATACCTTTTTCTGAAAGGTCAACTGTTCCATAAGTATATCCTGAACCACCATTTGTAACAGTAACTGATTGAATTTTACTATCAGCATTTACTACTACAGTTGCTTTACCACCTTTACCATCACCCTTAACAGTAAGACCAGTGTAAGTATTGGCATTTCCTAAACCAGCACCTCTATTTCTAATAGTAATAATTTTTAATTGACCACTTGTAGCAGCATTTGCCTTGACTGTAGTGGTGTCAGTAGTATTACCCCAATCATTAGGAACTGGAATATATTTTGTTGAGTCAAATTTAATTGCATCACCTGGTTTAATAGTATAAAGATATTTCCAAATGTAACCATCACCACTTGAACCTGCTGCTCTAGGTTCTAAGTCAGTAAATGTTGGTTCATCTAGTGAAGGACTACCTTTGAAATTATTTTCAGGAGTTGCATTATTATAAAGACAAATATAAACTCTAAAATCACTGTTCATCACATAATAATTTGCATTGTATATGTTAAATGAACCAGATGGTTGTGAAGGATTTGATCTTGAAATATCATTCCTCCACATATCATAGATGCTGCCAGATGACCAAGTGTTTTTATTAACAACTTGAGTAACATCTCCACTACCTACTTTTTTCAAGGCAATCATAGTATCCCAATAATCATTTGATTCATCTAAATTATCTTTGGGAGAGGGTGGAAAACTATCCCAAGTAGATGAATAATCACTGGCATTGGGGAGACCAATGAACGTATAATAAGAATTGGTACTGGATTGTACTCCAGCAACAAAGTTTTTAGCATTTAATATACGAAGTTGATCAGTTATAATCGCAGCCATTTTATTAGGACTTTTTTGTTTATTTATAGGGGATTAAGTATAGTTTTTAAATTTAAGAGATGCAGTCCTTTGAACCAAACCAGATGTTGAAATTCCAATGACTCCATTATCATTATATGAGTCAAAAGACTTGGTATTAGTTCTTTCTTCAAAAACAATTTTACCCCAACTATAATTACCCATAAATGGTCTTGCAGTGTGTGCAATACCTGGACCAAATGTATCAACATTACACTTGATTCTCATAACTGCTGTTGTAACACCAGCACTGTTTTCAGTGTAAACTTTCACCATTTCAGTTGATGCTGAACCAACTTTGTAAACACAATCAAGGAAAGTATTACCAACACCAACATCAGATGCAAATGTGCTTCCAATTGATAAGAATGTGTCTTTAATAACAATAATATCACCAGATTGTACATTACTGAGTGTGATAGCAGTTCCAACAATATTTGCATCTCTCATAAATGAATCAGTTGGAATGTATGTGTCAAAGAACAATTGTTTTTGTGCTCCAACTGTTGTGCTTCCAACACCAACAATTACACCATAATCCCCTGTGTAAGAATTAACATTAATTGTTTCTCTTGTTGTTCTTGGTGGTTGAATCAACACCAGTGGTTGTGTAACATAATCAGTACCAATACCAGTGATAGTGACACTAGTAACAACTCCTGCTGTTACAGAGGCAGTAGCAGTTGCCTGAGCAGTTGTTATTCCACTAGGTGCAGCAATAGTTACTGTAGGTGTGAAATCATAACCTGCACCACCATCACTAATGTTAACTGATGAAATAGATCCACCAGTTGAAACTGTAGCAGTAGCAGCAGCACCAGCAAATGCATTTTGTGAAATTACAGTTATGGAGTTTTGGAATGAAGTATTGAATGATTCATTTGCAATATTGAACAATGGTCTTACACTATCTACATATGCTTCAGTTGAGTTGATTCCAATTGGAGTTGTTAGATAGGCAGCAGGGAAAATATTAGGTTCATATTTTGGTCTGTCTTTACCAATGAATTGACCATTTATTTTTTTATCAATTGTTTGCTTACACCAAGTTAAAGGTCTTTCAACAGTTTCATCATCAGTAAGACCAGGACCAGGATATACATTAGTTTTAACAGCATCAACAGTTGTAATACCTGTAATAACTCTCTTATCTTGATCAAGAACTATACCCTGTGTAGGTTCAGCATTCAGTTCAACAGTATCACCAATTTTAATTGTTTCTAAAATATCTGTAAATACTACATCAGAATCACCTGCACCTTTATAGAACATAATTCTAGATGTATCACCTTCTGGAATACTTGAACCAGGACCTTTAGGTGCTTCATTAAATGTTATCTGACTTCCACCTTCAAAGAAATAAGATTCACCAGGAATTTGAAGAATATCATTTATAAAGACAAAGAGGGTTTGATCTACTTCAATGGAAGAGTTTCTTGATGCAAAGATGGATATAGGTTCACCTTCAAGTGTTAATGGGAATACTTTCTTTTCTCCATCAAATCTATTATCTATTCTATCCAATACTTGGAATTCACCTGGAGAATATGCATTGAAATCATCACTGTAGGTGTCTTGAACTGTGATTTGGAATTCATTGAATGTGATAGAAGTATTTGTTGGGATACCAGTAGTACCTCCTACAGGAATTGTAAGCACATCACCTTTGTTAAATCCATAACCAAAATCATTAATTTCAAACTCAATTACACTAGAACCTTGACCAACTTTTACATTTATAGTTGCTTCAGTACCAACACCTGATGAGGATGAAGAATATTCAAGAGGAATGTCAGTATAGTTAATTGGTTCATCAATGACTACAACAGGTGCATTGGAACTTGTGAATCCAACTCCACCATTAGTAATATCAAATCCAATTACATGACCATTGCTTACTAATGCAGTACCAATATGAGTTAAGACTGGTAATACACCACTATAAGTCTGTACGCCTACATTATATGCTGTTACAACACCTGTTCTATACCCTGAACCACTATTACCTATACTAATTGATTGAACAGTGCCTCCAGCAGATATAACAGCAGTTCCACCAGCACTTACAAGAGGTTGATAACCAGCACCTTCAAATGAACCAACAGAAACAATCATTCCTCCAATTGGAAGACCACCAAGATTTTGGTCATGGCCAGTTGGTGTAGCAGAATTAGTATTAAATCTAACAGTGGTTACACCTGCACTTTCAAAGTTCTCATATTCACCAATTTCAGTTATATTTGCTCCTTGTGGTGATTGGAATATATTATTAACAAGAAGGAAAGTATTGCTAGTAATACCACTTACATTTTGATTATCTGATTTCAGAACAAATTCACTAGTGATTCCAGTAAATTGATGTGATAAATCATCAAAGACAAAGTTATTATCATATGTTTCAGTTGTTGATGATTCAACACCATTTTTCATCAGAACTCTACCACTGAAAGTAGAACTTGTAGTGATTCCTGCAAAATCCCTTTCATCAGGTGGATTTGTTGATGTACCAATGGGAATATTACCATATGGAGCACTTACAAAATTCAGTGTATTTTCTGTAACTGTAAAATTGCCAACGAATTTGTCAATGGTTGCGCCAATACTATGAATACCAATTTGAGTTCCAAGAATAGGTCTTTGAACAAAGATGGTTGTTCCAGTTCCAGTAACAGATGTAACTCTCATAAATTCATCATCAATTTTAATGATATCATTTGATGAGATAGATGTGATTCCACTTGTAGCAAACTTTGTTTGGAATATAACTTGCTCTGATAAAGTGGCAGCAATACCTGTTTTAGCAATAGGTGCTTGAATCATATTGTCAACTGATACCACCATTTTAGTGGTTTGCTTAGTAGCAACAATGAAGTGTGAATTACCAACTCCAACATTACTAAGTTGAATAAAAGATGGATTTATTGCTTGTGCATCAGTTGGACTAGTTGCAAATCCTATCTGGGCATCATTTACTTTAATTGCAAATAAATCAGTTGGTAGTAAAGAAGTTGAACCAACACTACCACCAAAATCAGTTGTAACAATTCCAATTCTTTGATTAGTTCCAGTAACAACATATTTGATAGCCTCACCACTCTGGAAGAAATGATTTGGTAAGCTGAGTTGATTTGTTGTTAAATTAATAGCACTTGTTGATGCTCCATCAAATTGTCTTCTAAAAATTGGATCACCCTTGTGTGTCAAATCAAAATTAGTCTTGACTGAATTTATTGTTCCAAAATAATTTCCTGTTTGTGCTCTTAAACATCCATCATTAAGATCAATTTTATTATCAGTAACATCTGGAGAGATTTCTCTGAGATCAACAAAGAAAGTTTTTACTTCAACAGCAATTCCTGGATTAGGTGTATATGTAATCTGTACTAGATCTCCACTTGTTGATACACCAACTGTGCCAAGAGATGAATCAGTTTCCACATTTCCATAAGGAGTAATTCCTTGTGTTGGAATAGTAAGTGAGTTTATTACTCCTAATTCAAACATTTCATGTTCATTATTTGATGTATCCTCTACAGTGATAACTTGATATGATGCACTATAATTATCAGAGGCAGACCTTGTATCATAACTTGAGATTACATGAGCAGTTGGAGATCCAGAGGAAGCAATTGAAGTGTATGCACTACCAATTCTAGCAGTGTTCATTGTTGTAATACCAGGAGAACTAGTCCCTCTAACAGTATTAACTATCTGACTATATGAAGTTGCTGCAATACCAGCATTTGGATGGAACTTAAGAAGAATATCAGTTCCACTAATTTCAGCACTGTAAGTTCCAATACCACCACCATAAAGTATGTTTGAATTTTCATCAATATTATTATATTCTACAAGAGAGACATCACTACCATTATGAATGATATTCAGTTCTGCAAAGTGATAGTCATCACCAGTTACTAAAAGGTTTAATACCTTTAGTGATCTGAAACTTGTTCCTACAGAAACAATATTAGTGGTTGTTGCAGTTGCAACATTTACTTCTTGACTTTCATAATGAACAACATCACCAAATGAAGTTATTGCAGCACCACTTACTGTGGGTTCAAAGACAAATGAGAATGATGAAACAAGATAGTTATTAATAGAGAATTTAGTAGGATGGAATACAAAATTCCATTCATCTTGAGATACATCAACATCAAAGAATCCTAAATCTGGGAAAGTATTTAAGTTTGCATAACTTGTCAAGTAGGAAAATTCATCATCAACTATAGTGGTGCTAATCTGGAACTGTCTCTCATCTGTGAATGTTGTATCTTGTACATAGAATAATGATTTTACAAACTTTACACCAGGTTCAAAATCAGATATAGCAGCAAAACGTTCAGGTCTAACAGTGCTATTAAAAAGACCACTTACATCATCAACACTTAAAACTCTATTTCCTTTTGATTCAAAGGAGTTAGTCAGAATAACATTTTGTAAGAAAATTGTATCTGATAATCTTTCACCATTAACAGTATAAACATTTTCTTCTGCAATATCAAAATCATACACACAATTTAAATCACCCTCACCAATACAATCAACAATAAATGACATTTCAGTATCATCAACAAAGGGTGAAAGATTACTTTCAGATTGACTTGTTATTACCAAATCTGAGAATTTCTTAAATCCTGATGTATGGTTTAATGAACCAACAGTATTATCCCATTTGTCAAAAGGAATTGGTGATTTAAGTGCATATGAGAATCTTTGATAATAATCATTATCTGGCATTCTTTGAAGACTGTTATTTAATACACCAATGTCATCAGACCAACCATAATTAATTGTTGTCCCAGCACCAGTTTTTACATCTGCATTAAAGTCCCACTTCTTAACAACAATTCCTTTTGTTTTAGAGGAAGTTCCTGTGACTATATCACCAATTGATAAATCATTTGATGTTTTAATTTTAAGAATATCTGTGTCTTGATTGTAGTCCTCTACAATACCAGATTTTGAATCCCAACTTACAGATTCATCATTGAGGAATTCATTTTTGCCCAGTGTTGGTTCAAATAATGGCAATTGTGATTCTGCAATCACTCTTGCAGAATTAAGTGATAATACATTACCAAGAACTTCATTTGCACCAAGATTATCTTTCATTTCATATTCAACATATGCACCTGAACCACCAGCGTTAGTTTTTACACCAACAGTTTCAAAAAGTTTGTGTTTATATTGCTCAGAATTGTATCCTTTACCAGTGGTTCCAATACCAATGTTTATACCTTCAACATATACATTATTACCAATTGAGAAAGGATATTCATCATTACTATTAAATTGATTGGTAAGATTCAATCTAACTGTGGTTCCAGTTACTGAAACACTTCCAATTTCAAAACCATTAGAATTTTTAGTTGCTATAATTCTAGGAGTAACTGGATAGAATCCTTTAGAGTTAGAAATAATCTCAACTTCTGGGTCACCTAATTCATAAGTTAAAACACAATCTACAATCTCATCAGTATATCCGTCTCTTACTACAAGAGTAGGTGGAACAAGGTAATCTTTTCCAGATGTAGTGATACCAATTCTTTCAAATGATGCAAGTGGATTTACCTCAACAATTTCTGGAATATTTGCAGTTGGTTTAAGAGTCTTATCAGTGGGATAATTCCAACCAATATTATTAGATTGAAACTTTTGATTTTGAATTACACCAATAGACTTTGATTCAGCAAAAAGAATAGCGCCAGTACCAATACCACTCTTTACTGATGAAATGCCAGGTAGTGTTTGATAACCATAATTATTATCAACTAAATCAACATTTTTTATAGTGCCATATGCAGTTTTTGATGTGGTTGTATATTCAGGTTCTGCAGTTGTTCTGTTGTAATTTGAAATTGGAGAAGTATCATCAAGGTCAAAATTAAATGTTGTAGTTCCAATTCCTGTAATTGAATAACCACCATCAACAAGTGACTTAGATTTAAATATTGTATTGTTAGAAACAACATCTTCATCAACAACTAATTTTTTATCTTGTACAATAAAAGATGCATTTACATTACTGAATTTGTAATAAAGAGCAGATGGTGTTTCTTTTGTATTAATAGTAAGTTGTCCATTTGTTCCAACAACACCTGATGTTTTCACATTGAAATCATTATCACCATTAGAAGAAAGATATTGATTAATAAACAGAGGATCAGTAAAGATCTCCATTTTAAATGCAGGATACTTTATTGAATTGGAGACAAATGATAGAGATGCATCTGACAAATCAAATTTAATATTTGTATGTGCAGTTACATTTGGATTAATTTTTGATATAGTGCCAATACCAGCACTAGTAATATCTACAAAGTTTGGTGAAATTTTATTCAGTTCAAATTTATCTTCAACAAGTTTTAATGTTGTTGGAGAATCCATGAAGACATAATACATTTTTTCATTCACTAAACCACCAGATGGTGTAATTGATGAATGAATTACTTTATCACCAGTTTTAAAAATATTTTTGTTAACATCAATTGTGTTTGTAGTGGTATTAACACCAGATGCTGCAAACGTTTGAGGATCAAATACTATTCTTCTATTAAAATTATTATATTTGACATCAATGGTTGTTTCATTTATAGCATTCAATGAGAACACAATATTATCATCTTTTCTAAGACCATGAGAACTTGCAGTTGATACAGTTACATCAGTTCTCTGAGCAGTGCCTTTTACAACATCATCAAAGTTAGTAACTAAACTGTGATATGCACCAGTTCCTACTCCAGTAAAATACAATAGACCAACTGTGTCATCAACAATTCCAACATAACCTGATGTAGTCAATCCAACTTTGGTAGATGATAAACCAATTAAATTACCATCAAAGGGAGCTACAAAAAGTGATGAGAAGTGACTCAATGAGGTTTTAGCAATTCCAGTTCTTCCAGTCCAAACTTCAATTGAACTGCCAGTGTTTGTTTTATAAGTTACAGTGTCATTGACTTTTAAATTATGATTAGGGATAAACAATTGTTGTTCTGGTACAAATATATTTGTAACACCTGCTCCTGGATTTGAGAAGACGATAGTTCTTCCAACCCCAACAGTTGTCTCACTTCCAATTCCTAATGATTCATTTGGATCAAAATATAATTCTGTATTAGTCTTAAGAATTTTGGTGGTTTTAATTGCCCCAACATTAATTGAGAATGATCTTGAATCTTGAAAAAGTTTTACATTTCCTGTGTGAGCAGCACCAACTGTTCCCTCTACTGCTCTTAAAACTCTTACTCTATTATTAAGAGGATCACTATTCAGAACTTTTACTTTCTCAGACTCAATATTGATAATATCATTGGGTCTTACTGATGGATATTGGAATGCACCACCTACATCAAAATATGTCACAATGCCAGTGACTGATGAAGGTCCCACATTATCAAGAAGAACATAAGAACCAGTATTAATACCAATACTATAATATTGATCTAATCCTGGAAAATAATCAGAAAGACCAGAAATTTTGAATCTAGTTTTATCTTTTAAATTATGAGGTGCAGTCATAAATCCAACAAATTTATTGGAAGCACCTGCATTCAAAAATTCAATATTACTAAATGTGGTAGTATCAATGTTTACAAAATCAACCCTCTTGCCACCAATTTTATTAATGACACCTCTAGCAGTTTTGCCAAATGTATCACCTTTAAAAACAACTCTGTCATTAATTTGGTAATTTGAACCTCCAGTTAATATACCAACAGAATCAACACTACCCTTTGAAACACCAGTGATTTCAATAACTTGTTCTTTTAATTTATTTGAATTAAAAATGTAGTCATAACCACCAAATAAGGAATTAATTTTGTATGGTGTGGTAATTCTTCTCCAATTATTTTCAACTAAATCATAGTCAACATGGTTAGATGTTTTATTATAATTAAAAACATTCTGCTTATGTTGGAATGAATTACCAATTAAGTATGGGAATTGTGGTTTTTTGAAATTTTTGAATGGACCTGTACTTTCAGATGTTTCTGAAATTGTTGAGAAATATACAAATTTACCGTTTGGATAATCAGGAGTTACACAAAATCTTCCATTTGATTCATTTAAATCACCAGAATCATCAAATTGATAATCATTAACAAAGAAACCAAGAGGGTACAAGTTCAAAGGAGGTCTATTGGATGAAATAACTTGACTGTAACCACTTACCATTCTTCTGACAGTGCCACCATCTGGTCTATCATATCCATAAGGACCATATATTGGAGATCCATCATAAGCCCAACCAATAATTGGAGAATGATATTTGGATTCAACCTCTATACCAGTTAACTGTGTTAAGTCAGGATGCTGATATTGAATTTCTCCATTTGATTTCTTACCATATACTGATGTTCTAATATTTCTAGGAGCATACAAGTGAGCAAGTTGAGTTGTTCCATCAAGTGATCCATCAGTAATAATACAATCATCATCAGTAAGTTTATTAAATTTTTGTTCAAATTTATTAATTATCCATTCATTTATATTAGCAGAAATAGAACCATCATTTCCTGCAGGAACAATAGTAATAATTGAGTCATTATTGTATTCTAATCCACCAGACACAACAATAACAGATGTTATTGATCCATTTATAACAACAGGTGTTAACTCACAATACTTGCCATCAGAAACAATTAAATCTGGTGGTGAATTATATTCACTTCCACCATTATTAACAATAACTTCTCTAATTGAACCATTTACAACAATTGGAGTAAGTTGTGCTTCTTTGCCACTGTTTAAACTGACAGATGGTTTTCTATCAAAATTAAGGATTTCAGATGATCCATAACCAACACCTTCATTGTTTACATCTGCGCTTGTAATACTGCCTCTAATGATTGGTTGCAATGTGCAATCAATATTTTGACCAAAAGATGTATTAACACCAACTCTTCCTGAAACTGTCACTGTGATGGGTTT